CAAATAATACAAAATTTAATAGATGCTAAAAAGCAAGAAGTTAAATTATTTGAAGATGATGCTTATGCAAAATATGAAGCAGGTAAACAGCTAATTGAACTTGAAAAGAAGTTATCATTAGAAAAATTAAATAATGCTGGTTATACAGCAAAACAAATTGCTGCAATAGAAGTTGGTATTTACCAAGAGAGAGATAATAAACTTGTGTTATTAGGCGAAGCATTGCAAGAACAATTACTTACACAAGATGCTAAAACAAGGAAAGAAAAAAAGAAGAGAGACCAACAAGATTACGCAGAACAAGAAAAATTTGGTAGAAGTCAAATTGATTTAATTGATTCTCAACTAAAAGTTCAGTTAAGATTAAATAGAGACAATGTAGTTGGACAACAAGAAGTTATAAAACAATCTATGGCTAAGGTTGGTGCATTAATGGCATCATCTTTTGGTACTGGTATGTTCCCTACTTATCTTAAATTCTATGATGAATTAAATGCTAAATTAGAAGGATTAGACCAGAATGCACTTAGAGGTGCTGCTGCTATGCAAAAGGTTAATAGTATTTTAACCGACATGGCTACTAATACTTTTGTGACTTTTGCTGAAAACTTAGGTAAGGCATTAGCTGGTGAAGACGTAGATATGTTTGGTAAATCAGATTTATACAATCCTAAGAATGAAGTAAGCTCTTTGGTCAAAGAACCAGCAGTACTTGCCGTTCTTGTTATTAAGTAAGATTGAGCTATAGCAGGATTAATATTCTGTATTGCTCTTGGATTTCTAACATAAGCATCACCACCACTTAAAACTACAAATCGTATTTCTAATTTACCATATACGTCATAATTAGTTCCAGCTATATTGAAAACACCTAATGTAATTTCTCTTGAGAATCCTTGATACGAATTGTCTTTATTAGTATAATCTACTAACAAGTTAGTTGGCGAAAACGACCATGTTCCATCTGATTGTAAATGAAATGGGCTATTAATAAAATTATTAACTGAAACCCTAATATATAATGGACTTATTGTACCACCATTGTTTATGGCATCAAATGATAATGTAAATGTTGTTGGATAAACAAAAGGAGAATAAGTATCAGTTGTATATAAATTAGCAACACCAGTATTGCCTTGCAATCTAACCACATCAAATTCTTGATTAGCATTTGTTATTCTTGTAACAGTACCACCACTACTCTCGACCCTATCCCAACCAGTTGCAAAAGTGCTTCCTTGCTTAAAGTTTGAATTATGAGTATAACTTTTTGCTGCTTCAACTTTAGTATCAAGTTTAATAATTGGGTAGCCTTTTCTTGTTACTTTAGTTTGTGAGTTATTAATAAAGTGAACATTCCCTGCAGAATAAGGTGCTATAGTAACTCCATTGGCAATAGTACCAGAAGCAACAAGGTTATTACTTGAAGCATTATATTGTGAGTAGTAAATAGTAGATTTAGCCATTTCATTTGCTGACATTATCCACCAATTCCCTTGAAATTGAAATAATCTACAATTAAATGACTTCATTATTTGGTCAATAAGGTCATATAGATTTTTACCAACTAAATCTCTTTTATAAATATATGTTTGGTCAAATGGTTCAAATCCAGTACCATCTGCTCTATCATCCATAGCACTACCATAATAAGAACAAGTAGAGAATAAATCACCAAGCGTAGGGAATCCTAACCAGTTTAAGCCAGTTAAAATAACTGTTTTTAGCTTTATAGTTGTATTAATATTGTCTGGATATGGGTAAATCAAATTACGCATAAACGACAAAGCATCAATACAAGTAATATTAACTTGCAAGTTGGCAGTTGTAAACGGAACATCTACATAGTCATTAAACATATAACCTCTCCATATTACTGTTTCAGTTCCACCTTGAGGAATACGAGTTAATTCAACATAATATTCTCTATCGTTAAAGCTAAGTAATACTGGAAAATTGTCATAATCAGCTTGTGATGACAATAAAAAAGATATGTTCAACTGTGAAGATATTATACCTGGTTCTGGCTCATCACTAATTGTATTTGGCTCAATGGTTATTGATGTAGGAGTATAATTATAAACAGCACCAGTATATCCATCTTTGTATATATTAACAAAAAGAGAACTTCCATCTCTTAATGCTTGTTGTAAATTATAATTTAAACCGTATGCCATTATGCTAAGATGATGTTTTGTCCTTTAATATTTGATGCCTTTTGTGCTCTATTTACCGACAAAAGTAAGTCTTGTCCTCTTAACACAAATGTACCACCACCATCACCACCAATCAAATCTTTTAATTTGTCTAAAGGAGCTACAACCTCTGGATTAGATGATGCACCAGGATATTCACCCATAAGACCCATTGTAGGCCCAGATACAATACCACCATTAGCAAACTTTTGCACTCCGCCACCTTCTCCACTTGTTTTAGATATACTTGCCTTTAAATAAGCTCCTGCAGCAACTAAGGCGATACCAGCAGCAACAGCAGCAAATGGGTCAGCAAAGGCTTTTTTAAACGCATCCATTGCAAGTCCATAAGCAATCAATGCCTTACCAATCTCTTGTAATCCAGAACCCATAATTTCAGCAAATGACCCAAACATATCTACGTCTTCACCAGCTAATGCCTTACCTAAATTTTCAGCAAAAGTTACAAAAGTATTAGTAGCCATGTCGGTTAAAATACTATTAACCTTTTGCATAGCAGCCGCACCTCTAAGTGCATTCTGGTCTAATCCTTCTAATTTAGCATTTAATTCATCATAGAATTTAAGATAAGTAGGGAACATACCAGTACCAAAAGATGATGCCATTAATGCACCAACCTTAGCCATGGATTGTTTTATAACTTCTTGTTGTCCAACTACGTTGTCTCTATTTAATCTTAACTGAACTTTTAGTTGAGAATCTATTAAATCAATTTGACCTCTACCAAATTTTTCTTGTTCTGCGTAATCTTGTTCGTTCCTCTTCTTCTTTTCTTTCCTTGTTTTAGCATCTTGTGCAAGTAATTGCTCTTGCATAGATTGGTCTAAAATAACAAGTTTGTTTGCATATTCTACATATACACCTTCTTGTAATGCTAATTGTTGTTTTGTAGTATACTCGCCATTTTTAATTTTCTCTAAAGCAAGTGCCTTTTCTAATTCAGCAAGTTGCTTAGATACCTCAAATTTCTTATATGCGTCATCTTCAAATAATTTAACTTCTTGCTTTTTTGCATCAATTAAATCTTGTATAACTTTTTCATTAACATTTTGTTGTGTTTCTATAGCTTTACCTAAAGCAGCTATTGCAGCCTTATCGGTTTTGTCTTTAATAGTAGTAGACTTAATGCCGTACTCTTGCTCAATTTTATATGCTTCTGACATATATCTTTGACCAAGTGCAAGTCTTTTTTGGAATTGTGCCTCTTCAAAGTCTGTTACATACCCAGCTAATTCTATTTGTTGGTCAGCATAGTCTTTAGCAAATATTGCACCTTGTTTATAAAATCCAGCTACACCTTGTATTGCTCCAGCTTTAAAAAATGCAGCAGTAGCAGTAGCTAATTTACCTAAAATACCAACTTGGTCTTCAGCATAAGCAGCATCTTTTTTAGCTAATGCTTCTTTTGCCTTCTCGTATTCTATATCAGCCTTTGCTCTAAAATATTGAGCCTTTATGTAACCTTCTGTTTTTTTAATGTAAAGTTGTTCTGCTTCATATACACTTGTAGCAGTACCAAATAAATCACCTAATTCTTCATTAAATATTTTAGTAGCATCTGCAGCAGATATAGTTCCTTCTCTAACGGCAGAAAATATAGAACCTAAAGCTAATGTTTCTGTCTTTAGCTTGTTAAAACTCTCGTAAAGTTCTTTAGTACTTGTAGCGGCTTTTTGAGATTGCTGGTCCCAAAAAGTAATAGCAGCAACTAATGCAGAGAATGCAAAGTATGCTGGTCCAGCAGCAGAAGCAATACTACCAAATAAAGCTGGTAAGTTGTTTTGAATACCTCTAAAACCATAAGGTAAATCCTGCACAACTAAGGCAAGACTTGTCCATTGCTTACTTGAACTTTTTAAAGCACCTTGTCCATTATTTAATGATGCACTTAGTCTATCATAATCAGCTTTAAGTTGAACTATCTTAGCATCTGCAGGGTCAAGACCATTAGCTACCAAAGCAACCATATATCTCTCTAAGGCAGATACTTGTTTTTGTGTACTTTCAACACTTTGACCAAATATTTTATTAGAAGCAGCTATCTTATTAATCGTAGCTGTATATTGGTCGGTGGCTTTAATTATAATATCAACACCTTCATTATTCGCCATTATTATACTGGTTTAATATTTTCGTATTTTTTTAAAACTGCCTCTAACTCTTCGTTAGTCATTATCCTAACATTCTTCTTTCTATTCCTCTTATCGCAATCTAACTCTAAAAGTTCAGTGGGCTTAACCTTTTTGCCTTTAGGTAGCTGCATATTTATAAGGATAGTAGTTTGCCATCTTGACCTCACCCATTCTTGCTCCTCTTTATGCCTATAACCATACCAAATAAAGTCTAATTCAGCCATGGTCATCTCCCAAAACAAATGGGGAAGTATTTGACACTCCCCCATTGTATATCTTTCTATGTCAATCCATTCTAATTTTTTTTTTCTTCACCAGCCTCTGTTGACGTAGAACCAGGTTGCTCTAATCCGCTACTCATGCTTTCTGATAGTGCAGCCATGATTTCTTGAAATTGTGTTCCAGCAATACCACCCATGTCATCTATCCAATCGCATACATCAATCTCCTTAAAATCTGGCGTTCTTCCTTCTTTGTAGAAAGGGTATTCAGCAGCAGACCTTACTAAATTAACGATAGCATCTAAAGCAGATTCACCGCTTAAAGCTGTTCCTATCTCTGTTGGGCCTATACCTTGTAACTGACAGAATCTCTTTAAAGACCATGTGCAGAAACGCAGCGGTATTACCTTACCATCAGAAAGTGATAGGTTAAATTGTCCTCTCATATATTTTGGTTTTTAGTTTATGCGTTGGTAGTCATCACTAATGCTCCAGTTCCAGTGAATGATGCAGAGAAAGTAGCTGGAGATTCCATGTCACCAGTAAAGTCTAAAGACTCAACCGCTGCAGTTCCAGTCCAAATCTTGTCACCACTTACGAAAGTAGAGAAAGTCAAAGTTACATCAGTTCTTGAACTTACAGAAGAAAATAAATCTTCTACGTTTACACCAGCAGCAGCAGATTCGATAACCGCTAAACCATCTGTTGTTACTGACCAAGAACGAAGTCCTTGAATTTGAGCCGCCCATCCGCCACTATCTTTTGTAGTAGAATCTGGTAAGTCTGTTGATACTGATAAAGAACAAGATGTAGAGTGAGCTACAGCTACTCCACCTATCTTTACTACCAATAGGGTTCCGTTAAATACACCAGTTGTTGCCATTTTATTTGTTTTTTTATGTTATTTATGTTGTTTGAGTTACAAAGTGGTCTACCACAATAACTCTTCTAAAAATATATGTTTCTTCTACATAGTCAAAAGTAGCCTGGTTTGATACCATATTCCTTGTAACTATTTTGAAATCTGGAGAAGCATTTGGATAATCTGCAGGAGCTACTCCTATGATTTCCAATAAGCCATTAGCCCATTCATCTACGGCTTTTTGACCTACTTCTCCAGACTTAAATGTCCTATATACAATGTCAAACTGTATGCTTACATCAAAGTTATAGCTTGTTTTGTCGCTATTCTCTACTGATGTCTGAGAACTTATTAACAAGAATGGAGGCTCGGCACCATCTGGAGCTATGGTATCATATACCGACAACTCGTAGTCGTTAGCATTTATCTTGTCGAAATAAGCCTTTCGTATAGCATATCCGCAGTCTTTCATTATCCTTCTACCTCTACTTCTTTAGAATCCGTTTGTTGGCCATTTTGAGCCTCATTTAGCTCACCAAAGAACTTAATAAGGGGTAAGCCATACTTTGTCGGTAACTCTTGAAAAAAGCCATCTAATTGCTTAATTTGCTCTGCGTTTAATGTTATTGTCATATTTGGTTATTTTTTACAAATTTAGGTAAAATTATTTAGCTTTCAATTCATCTATGTATTAGGTATTCTTAATAATCTATATCCAGTTCCACCGCTATCTGCTGCACCAACAAGTACTTGTCTAATATCTATATTACCTCCGTTGTTCCAAGCAATGTATATTGATGTTGTGTTTCCACCAATTACACCACTTGCTACTCTAAAATATTCGCTATAAATCGCATCATGTACACTAAATCTTCCACTAAATGATGAAGCTCCGATACCCACATTTCCCCCACTTGTTATCTTCATTCTTTCGGTAACAGTATTAGTATTATTTGAAGTACCAAAAACAATGCTATTTGCACCACCACCACTTGAACTTCTTGGTTGATTTTTATCTAATCTAATATGTCTGTATAAATATGCCATTATTTGCTTTCCAAAGATACAATTCTTGATTCTAAATCTTTGATAATTTGGGTTTGTTCTTGAATTGCCTTAAATGCTAAAGCAATCATATTTTGGTAAGCTAATGCGTCTGGTGTTCCATCTTCTGCATATTGTACAAATTCCGTTAAACCTAAATCATTTATTTCCTCTGCAATTAATCCTGCAAATTGTGTATTACCATCATTTTTACCTTTATAATACACTGGTCGTATTTGCATTACCTCTGCTAATCCTTTATCATAATTTTTTACATCTGTTTTGTATTTAATAGAAGATGTAGAACGACCAAATATGCCACTTGCTCCAATCCACATATTTGCAGCATTAGCCGTTGTGTTACTATATGTTCCAGGTGACCAAATGTATTTACCATCAGCTAAAGATATTCCAGTTCCAATAGCACTTGTAAGTCCTATCAATACATCTCCCCCCGAAGTGATTCTCATTCGTTCGGTAGAGGCATCATTATTAAATACAATTGAAGCTGCTTTATTATTTGCTATTACTGTATTATTTGAAGCATCACCTTTTACCATTTCAATCCAACCTGTAGAAGTATCTGCTGATTGTAAAAAAACGTTATTAGGTAATCTTACAAAACCTCCTGTTGTTACACTACTTGAGAATGTAGCTGCTCCTGCAAAGTACGAAGTACCTGTACCTGTTATATAAAATAAGTTAGAACTATTTGCAGCATTCCTTATAATTAATGGATATGATGATGAAAGGTCTGCTATGGTATTGATTAATAATCTTACTCCACTTTCACCTCCTGCAACACCTATACCAACCGATGAACTAAATGTTGCAGCACCTGAACCCATTACTGTAAACAAATCAACTGTATTAGCAGCATTAATCACATTTAAAGCATAAGATGTGCTACCAACACCACCCCTTACTGAAAGACCATATCCATTTGTTGTGTTAGTATTTACTACATCTAATGCTACATCGTTTGATACAGAAGCATTAACAATAGTTTTACCCGTAAACCTTCCTGTACCTGTTACATCAAGTTTATATGTATCATTAGTGTTTCCTATTGATAAATTACCTGAAGCGTTTAACGTCATAGCTTGGGTAAATGATATAGTGTTACCTGCCGTTCCTGAAGGTGCATAAAGCCAAATATGAGAACCATTTGATTGAGTATAAATTGATGCAGCACCATTTGCTATATACTTATCCGAAGGGTCTGTATAAATATTATGAGAAATTATTGATTGGTTTACATCACCCCATAAAGCCAACTTAGGTGATATTTGCATTGCTACTCTACCTACCCACGCACTCGGTGTAACTCCTAATCCTAAATTGCCAGAAGATGATAATGTGGCTTTTAATGTGCCATTAGTATTAAATTTTAATGCTAAAATGGGAGGACTAGCAGATTTAGCATATGTTCCAGAGCTTCCATCTGCTGTATAAAATGGATTATACATTTCTCCGACAGTGGAACTTAGGATACTAATTCCAAAAGTATCTGATGCAACAAAACTATTAAAATCAATGACACATGCTAGTAAATCTCCTACAGCGACAGTTCTTTTAGTTCCTCCGCTAGTTCCATCATTAGTCATTACATTATCAGGAGTTATCCAAGTATTAGCACTAAGCGCCGCAGCATGAACTGCAAACTGGTCTACAACTCCATCAGGAAATCCATTAGCAGGGTCAACATCTTGAAATGA